AAGCACTTAAAGAAGCAGCACTAAAAAATGCTGAAAATGTTGTTCTTGAAAAGTATTCGGGGGAGATTAAAAGAGCCTTGAATACTCTGCTCGAACAAGAAGAGGTCGAAGACCTAGACGAAACGGGCGCCCAAAACGACGAACTAATGGAGTTTGCGGACGATGTTCCTTATGCATTCCAAAATGAAGATCTCGACGAGGCGCCTGCCGACGAGATTATAGAAATTGATTTTGATGCGTTGAAAGCAAGAATAGTAGAAGAAGAAGCCGAGGGGATAGAGCCCACAGTTGATGAAATGGCTACGTCCGAGGAAGTTGCTCTAGATTTGTCAGAAGCAGATGTTGACCCCGATGTCGCTCAAATGGAAGACGATGAAGATGAGGCAGAAAAATCGACTGCTGTCGCATCGTCTGGAGGTGGATCCGCAGGGATGCCCCTAGAAGAAGATGAAGATATTAATCTTAGCGAAGAAATGCTCGCCGATCTTATAGAAGAGCTTGTCGTAGATATGGCCCCGCGACCACAGGGATGGTCGTCCGAAGGGTCTGCTTATAATAGTATTGAGCAAGCAAACAATGATGCCATGGGCGCCGCCCAAGATGCGCATCTTGAAGAGGAAGAAGAAACTCAAGAACAAGAATCAACTGCGCCCGATGTTGTATCGGACGTAACGCTCTATGAATCAAAGATTCAAGAGCTTAATACTTTCAACACGGAGCTTCGTGCTCTAGTTAGAAAAGCCAAGACTCAGCTTACGAAGCTGAACTTGGAAAACGCCAAGCTTGTTTATCAAAACAAGGCATTAAGCAGCGCCTCCTTGAATGAGCGACAAAAAACTCAAATTGTCGAAGCTGTTCAATCTGCCAATTCTGTTGAAGAAGCAAAAGTAATTTTTGAGACCGTTCAAAATGCAGTGGGCCCGACGACTAATCATCGTACAAGGCCACAAACACTTCGTGAAGCAGTCCAAAGACCTACTTCGCTTTTAATCAATTCTAAGAAAAACAACGAGGCAACAAGAGACCCAGGAATGGGTCGAATGCTGCGTTTAGCAGGTTTACAGGAATAATGACATTCAAATACAAATATAGGAGGTTTTAAAATGTCTATAGTAAAAAGATTAACAGAAGGTATTGTTAATCGAGACCTTGGGAAAGAGGGGGCTGCGCTTATTGATAAGTGGGAGCAGACCGGTCTACTCGAAGGTCTTGGTGATGATACACTTCGCAACGGAATGGCCCGGTTGCTTGAAAATCAAGCAAAAGAGCTGCTTCGTGAACAGTCCACCATGAGTGGTGGAGATGTTGAGGGTTTTGCGGCTGTCGCATTCCCCCTCGTTCGCCGCGTGTTCGGCAATCTGATCGCCAACGATCTCGTTAGTGTTCAGCCGATGAGTCTGCCCTCGGGCCTCATCTTCTTCCTTGATTTCACGATCTCGAAAGATATTGCTGGCGGCACCGACAATGCCAACCGGGTTAGGGTAGGTTATATAACCGCCTCTTCCCTCTACGGTGGCGACAGGGTAGCATCGCAGATTACAGGCGGTGTTGACTTGACGGGTAGTTTCTCTACTGCGGGTCCGTATAGCCTTAACAATGGCTATTCCTCTCCGACTGGTTCAGTCGATCCTCTCACCATCACTGTTGTTGCATCCGGTACGGTTGGCAACTCTGGTGTCCTTAGTTTCGACATCTGGGGCGGCGACAGCAACTATCATCGTCCTGGATTGCTACAGTTCGATCCTGATATACCATCATCCTCGGTTTTCTGTGCAGCCACCGTTCTTAAGACAGCTCTTACGTCACAACAGTGGAACGAAGAAGACTATGTGGCCATCAAACTGACCACGGCTAACTTAGGTGTTCTGACTGTAGGCAAGCAGGCTCGTCGCCTGACTCGCGAAGACCCAACGGATAATACCAAGGTTCTTCTTATTCAGACGGCCAACAGCTCGTCGCTTGTCGGCTCCACACTCCGGGACATGCTCATGGCCGGTGATGTTTCGGCATCTTTCCCGATTACGGATGATTTCCAAACAGGCGGCGCCATCGGCTCCGTTATTGGTGATCCCTTGTGGGGGCTTGAAGGTAGTGAAGCAATCCCAGAGATTGACATTAAGGTCGACTCGGTGGCCGTTACGGCGATCACCAAGAAGCTCAAGGCCAAGTGGACCCCGGAGTTAGGACAAGATCTTAACGCCTACCACAACCTTGATGCGGAAGTCGAGCTTACTCAGATCCTTTCTGAGCAGATTGCTCTTGAAATTGATCGCGAGATCCTAGAAGATCTTGTTGGTGAAGCTACCGCTGGTGTTCGCTACTGGTCGCGTAATCCAGGTGAATTCTTAAACCGTGAAACGGGTGCTGTTTTAGCAGCTGGGACGGCAGACTTCACTGGTAACGTGAGTGAGTGGTATGAGACTCTCGTTGAGACTATCAACGATGTGTCAGCACAGATCCACCGAAAGACTCTTCGTGGCGCTGCAAACTTCGTGGTGTGTTCACCCGAAGTTGCTAACCTACTTGAGTTTACGGCCGGTTTCCGTGCTAACGTAACTGCTGATAGTGACCGTGGAGACATTGGTGCTATCAAGGTTGGTTCTCTCTCTAAGAAGTTCGACGTCATTGTCGATCCTTACTTCCCGCGTAACTTGGTCCTTGTGGGCCGCCGCGGCAGTAGCTTCCTTGAGAGTGGATATGTCTACGCACCTTACGTGCCACTGCAGACTACACCTACTATCTTCGGTGTTGAAGACTTCGTGCCTCGCAAGGGCGTGATGACTCGATATGCCAAGAAGATGGTTCGTCCAGATATGTATGGCCTAGTAGTTGTAAAGGCTCTAGTCTAGTATATCTGACTTAAGGTCAAAATAATGAAAGCCCCGTCTCTTTGAGGCGGGGCTTTCTATTTAGTAGTGTATCAATAGAGGAAAATAAATGGCGGTCCCAAGTCTAAACCCAGCATCAACTTCAAATTCAAATGTTTTGCCGGCGACGGGGAGTACGACAAATGTTGCATCAACACTTCCTTTTGGTATGTATGCTTCATCGACGAGCTTTTTATCGGGAGCCTCTGATCAGGTTGCTTATACCTATAAGAAATTAGGAGGAGATGTACTTGATATTGAATTGACAGAAGGAAATGTGTATTCGGCATATGAAGAAGCAGTCCTAGAATATTCTTATCTTGTAAATTTACATCAAAGTAAAAATTCAATATCGAGCCTCCTCGGCGCCGCCACCGCTTCTTTTGACCAGGACGGTCAAATCGTAAGCGGCGACTCTCTATCAGGGTCGAATGTAGAATTAAATTATCCTAAATTTGATTATGGATATATTAGAAGAGTCTCTGAGAGAATGGTAACAGAAGCAGGCCTGGGAGGTACGTTGCCCATATATTCTGGGTCCTTTCAGATGGTTGCACAACAACAAGACTACAATCTTCAAACTATTTTATCTCAATCATCTGCCGATGAAGGCCAGACTCTTGCTTATTCGGGTCGAGTACAAAATAAAAGAGTTATTATCCGTAAGGTCTTTTTTAAAACCCCGCGCGCTATGTGGAGATTTTATGGTTATTATGGAGGTTTCTCTGTGGTGGGCAATATGAGAACATATGGTCAATTTGCCGATGACTCAACATTTGAAATTGTCCCAACGTGGCAGAATAAATTACAAGCCATGGCCTATGAAGACGCTTTATGGACCAGAATATCCCACTATTCATATGAAATCAGAGATAATCATATAAGAATCTTCCCGCGCCCAGACACCACCAGCCCGGAAAAGTTTTGGGTACAATTTAGTATACAGGGAGATTACGAGCCTTGGGAGGAACCTTCTAATAGTAGAACGGGGATAGACGGCGTTAACAACATGAACACACTTCCGTTTCAGAATGTTCCATATGAAAATATTAATTCAATTGGCAAGCAATGGATCCGCCGTTTTGCTTTGGCTCTCACAAAAGAAATGCTGGGACAGATTAGGGGCAAATTTTCGTCGGTGCCCATTCCTGGGGAAAGTGTAACTCTCAACTTTGCTGATTTATTAAGCCAAGCTAAAACTGAACAAGATAGCCTAAGAGAGGAACTTAAGACCATCTTGGATGAAATGACCTATGATAAACTAGCTACTCTGGATTCGACTATGCAAGATTCTACTGAAAAAGTGCTTGTCAGCGTTCCCGCGGGTATATATGTTGGATAGTCCAGGAATTTAAATTATGCCAAATAGTACACGTACTCAAAAAGATATAGAAACAAGGAATAAGAAAGCCTATATTGGAAGTAAAGAAGTAGAGGACAAACTACACGATGTTAAGTTTTCTACCTCCTCCTTGGAGACCATTGATAAAGCGGTCCTAAACTATCTCGATAAATTAAATATTGCGGTAACAACCAATAAAGGTTTCAAAAAAGTTCCTGTTTTATGGGTATCGGCAGAACGTGCTTACCAATTAAAACATAATAAAGATCTGAGAGATTCGGAGGAAGCCTTAATACTCCCCCTTATCACGATCGATCGGGTAAGTGTAGAAAAGAACCCAGCAAGCGAATATGCAGTTCCGGCCGCTAACATACCAGAGGTTAGAGATGCCATGGGAGGCGCCATTACAATCGCTCGCCGTCTTAACCAAAGAGAGACAGCACAGCACCAAAATGCTTATTCTAAACGAGTCTGGAAACAGGCCACGTCGCCCAGGGTCGGGGTACGAACTCCGGTTTATGAAACAATAACAGTCCCATTTCCAACATGGGTGGCTGTAAGTTATCAAGTATCGGCTCGTACAGAATATCAACAACAAACAAATGAAATTTTAACAAAGTTTATACGCCAAGGAGGACTCAATCGAATGCCCGCTCGACTTGAAAGCGACGGCCATAAATTTGAGGCCTTCATTGACGGGTCAGTAACAAACAATTCAAATGTTGCTTCGATGGGCATGGATCAGAGAAATTATGAAACTATAATAAATATTAAAGTTTTGGGTTATTTATTCGGCGACGGTGAAAACCAAGAGGGGCCCAATATTGTGGTGCGTAGACAAAATGCGGTCAAGGTTCAAATCCCCCGGGAAACCGTAATAACGGAGCAACCACTGAACTTCCCGGATAATTCGGGGTTTTATACATAGTAATGGTTGTTTCAAGATTTATTTTACTATTTATCATTGAAGATTAATACTTTGGATAGGAGAGTATAAAAATGCCAGTAGATAGTTTTAGATTTGTATCGCCGGGTGTTTTCACCAACGAGATCGACCAATCCCAGATCGCGGAGACCACCAGCAGAGAAACGGGCCCCGTTGTTTTTGGCGTAGCCCAGAAGGGGCCAGCCCTGGTTCCAACCACAGTTGCAAGTTTTGCAGAATTTGTTGATATTTTTGGGCAGCCGCAACCCGGCGAGGCCGCAAATGGCGATGTTTGGAGAGACGGAGACCAATCTAATCCTACTTATGGAGCATATGCCGCTCAAGCCTATCTGCGCAATGCCGCTCCTCTTACTTTCGTTCGACTAGTCGGCAGCCAAGAGTCTGGCGGCACAACGGCTGGCTGGGAGATTCCCCAAGCTTCGGCCACGAATATTCGGGGGGGCACCTATGGGCTCTTCATTATGGGCCAGGGAACTGCTGGCAGTGGCTCGATCAGCCAGGACTACACCTCTTCTCATGGCGAAGGCGTCCTCGCAGCCGTCTTCCAGCTCACCGGCTCGGAGACCACCATTGAACTTACGGGCCTACTCAATTCATCTTCGGGGCCCTCCGTCACCGATGCCGCCTCCGTCATTCGACCACAAGAGGTTCTTGGTGCGAATAGGGAATTCAGAGTTCGAATTTCTGGCTCCCTGGAAACAATCGAAACAACCTTTAATTTTGATCCAAAAAGTGCACGATATATTCGAAGCGTCTTTAACACCAACCCGCATCTATTAAACCCCAGTATCACACCAGCAGCGAACCAAAAGCAGCACTTCTTAGCACAGACCTTTGGAAGATCAGTGATGGATCTAGTAACTGCCGATGACGGTACTGCGCTCTCAAGAACTGACCTATCTGGGACTGTGGGTATTATACTTGCTCTCAGCTCTGGTTCGAGCAACGGTGGAGCTGGTGATTTTAGGAGGGCATATGCAACGCCGGCTACTCCTTGGATTATTGGTCAGGACTTGACTGACCTATCTGGAAGCTTCGATCTCAATAGTGGACCACAGCGTCTTTTCCGCGTCTTCTCCCGAGAAGGGGTAGAATATGCTCAAAGTCACTATAAAATTTCAGTTTCAGACATAAAACAATCTCCTAATCCACAATTTGAGCCCTATGGATCGTTCACCTTGATGGTTCGAGATATTAAAGACACAGATGAAGATCCGAGAATTCTAGAGCAATTCAATAATCTTAACTTGAATCCCGTTTCCAATAACTTTGTTGGAAGAAGAATTGGCGACCGGTCATGGACGTACGATACCACCAATAACAAATGGGTGCAACTTGGCCAATATCCTGTTTTGTCTAGATTTATTAGACTTGAGCTTGATGCACAAGTTGAAAACGGTACCCAGGACAATAGACTGGTTCCCTTTGGTTTCCGCGGCCTTCCGACGATGGCTGGCGCAAATATTGCCTCAGGATCTGCCACCATCAATGAGTTTAGTGTCACTGCCGCGGGTTCCGCCGCCGCCGCCGATCGCCAGAACTTCCTTGTTAACGGCGGTAGTGGCTCAATCCCGCCGGACATGGTGAGCTCTTCCGCGGGCCCATGGGCCGGCCTCGGGGGCCCCGGAGTTGTCAATTTCGGCGACAATAGCTGGGAGTTGGGCTCTGGCTCCGGCACCTTCTACACGTCGGGCAGTCTCCTCTTCCCGACCTTACCACTGCGAGGCAGTTCTGCTGATGGACGCCTGTCCAAAACAACCAAAGCATTCTTTGGATTAACAACGAATCAGGCCGCGAGTATCCTGATCTTTGATGGGGTAATTAGAGACCTAGTTCGCATTAATCCTGCTAACGCGCAAGGAAAGAACCTTCTACTGTCGCCTGGATTTTCGTTAGATGACCTGGTCTACAGCAGTGGTGACGCCACACATAGTGGATCCGACGTCTTTGTATATAACTCGACCGTTGTCGGAAGTACGAGTCCCTTAGGGCCCAACAACAACAATATTCGAAGAGGCACCCCTGGCGGCGCCCGCAAAGCGGGAACTTCTATGACTGCGGTGAGCGCGTCATATACGGAACCCCTTGATCGAGGCTTTAACAAGTTTACGGTACCTCTATATGGCGGCTTTAATGGATTTGATATCTTTGAAAAGAATCCCTTCAACCAAAGCCGTGCACTGAATAACAATGTTACCAAAACAACGTCTCAATTCCCAATGTATTATACCCTCAAAACAGCCATAGATTCTGTGAATGATGTTGATCAAATCGACATTAACTTGGCGGCAATGCCCGGAATCACCGATCAACAAGTAACAGACTATTTGATTGCTATGGCTGAGGAAAGAAAAGACACTCTTGCAATTATTGATTTGGAAGCTGGCTACACAGCATCGACAGAGAACACTCAGTCCTTTGATGCACGTAGAGGATCGTCCGCTGCTACTGTAACCGCCGCCGAAGCACGTAACTTTAACTCTAGTTACGCGGCCGCGTATTATCCTTGGGTGCAGATTAGCGACGGGAGGACCAATAGTAGAGTTTGGGTGCCTCCCTCCACTGTCGCCCTAGGAGTTTTGGCATCGTCTGCTGCAACGACCGAGTTGTGGTTTGCGCCTGCTGGGTTTAATCGTGGCGGCCTGACGAGGGGCTCTGCCGGTCTTACTGTCACGAATGTGATCGAAAAGTTAACCGCAGACCAGAGAGACAACCTTTATGATGTCAATGTTAATCCAATCGCCTCCTTCCCGGCTGAAGGGATTGTGGTGTTTGGCCAGAAGACGTTGCAGGCGACTCCGTCAGCTTTGGATCGGATTAATGTCCGTAGATTGTTAATCTTCTGTAAGAAGCAGATTACGCAAATTGCAAACGGACTTCTATTCGACCCGAACAATCAGGTTACGTGGAACAGATTCCTAAACCAGGTTGGTCCCTTCCTTGCATCGATAAAAAATCGATTTGGCTTGGAAGACTATCGAGTCGTGTTGGACACTAGTACCACCACGCCGGACATGGTTGATCAAAATATTATGTATGCACAGATTTTATTGAAGCCGACTCGGGCAATAGAGTTTATTGCACTAGACTTTGTTATTAGTAGATCGGGAGCGGAGTTTGAATAATAAGTTAGGACGATTTGCCTCGTCCCACTATTTAAGTTAAAGAGGATTTTAAAATGGCCGGAGAATTTTGGAGTAACCCAGCAGCAGAACCAAAACGTTCACATCGTTTTTTGGTTTCGTTTGAATTACCGGGTGGACTCAACACCCAATTGTATGCAAGAACGTTCACTAAACCTGGGTGGACAGTTGGTGCCACGGAGCATCAGTTTTTAGATAAAATATATTATTACCCAGGACGCGTTACTTGGAGCGAGGTAACTGCTCAGTTTGTTAATTCAGCCGATCCCGATATGGATGAAAAGATTCAAGAGATATTGACTTCTATGGGTTGGGTTAACCCCAACGACGTAGGAAATTCCGGCGGCAGCGTCACCAACGGTGGCACTCCAAATAAGGACATGGCCGTTGCGGCGCTGGGGAGCAGTGTCGTTGTCACAGAGCTTGATGGCGAGGGAGGCGCGATTGGAAATTATAAACTTAATAATCCTTTTGTAGTTTCTGTTAGTTACGGTACTTTGGATTATTCCAGTGAAGATTTATTAACCGTTGATATTGGATTTCGTTATGATTGGGCCACGTACACCCCTGGCGCATCCGCCGCAACATAGAGTGAAAAGACTTATTTAATCGAAAATATAAATAAGGGAATAAAAACGTTATGCCAAAATCGGATAGTCAGTCACCGGGCCTGGAACCCTCGGCCGGTACGAGCGCTGCCCCATTCTGGACCGCCGCCAATAAGCAACCACTACAACAACATCGATTTCTAGTCAATTTCCCTATTTATGAGCCCCTCATGTCGCTCGACTCGATAGACACAGCTCACCTGTTTACGGAGGGAAATAAGAATATTTTGGGCGCTGCAGCAGCTGTTGCCATCGCGAATGAGTTCAGTAGTAATTCTTCCGACAACACGACCGTCCTTCAAAACTCGTTAGCCCAGTGTACGAGCGTGAGCCAGATTGTAGACCAGGTACTCATCGCGACGTCCAGCGCAAAGTATTATCCGCACTACTCTCAGATGTCAGTAAACGAGCGAGAGAGTCAAGTCACGAAAAAGCTTTTTTCATTGGCAGCCTACAAAAATTCATTTCAAAAGGGCCGCGAAAGAATATCCAATAACAACAGAAGCAATGACATAGTCAAGCTGTCAGTAACTCAGTTCGCGGCGCTATCATTTCAGCCGCCTTCTTTCGGTTTTGTTCCGGGTGTGGCCGATTATAAAGATGGTAAGGGCGGCCCCGTTATTGATCCTAGTAAATATCAATATTCGAGAGGGGATGCAACATTAACCCTTATTACAACATTGCAGGAAAACTTACATTTTTCATTAAATTTTTTGTTTAATGTGGCGAAATCAACAAAGCGCCTTACTAAAAAACAAAAACAGAACAAACGCGCACAATTGGTTAGTGGCGGCAACATGAACGCCCAGAATGCCCTACTGTATCCAAATGCTGTGGTGGATCTTAATATGCAGGAGCGCGTATTGGTGATAAAAGAACTGTCTGCGCAGGGCCGTCCGGTCGGTCTCCATCTGCTCCACGATCCGGCCATAAAATCAGTAGACTTTGGAGAGTTTAATTATGGCGGTACTGAATTACTTAAGGTGACACTAACACTGACCTATTCGGCTAACCCCGATCGTGGTCCTCTTGGATATTATTCTTATCAGGCCTTGGCCAGGATCCCCGAACCCGCCCCCGCGCCTCCCAAGAAGAAGTCGGTCACCGCCGCCCCCGATGGGA